TGTTGTGGATAGCTTTGGCCTCTGAAGTCTTCAGCCACTTAGCGACCAGCTCATACCTGTCGATCTTGTAGTTCTCGGCCAGCATATAGAACTTCTCTGGCGGTTCCTTATTATCGAGCTTAGCGTCGTAAGGATAGTCCGCTTCGAGACAGCATCCGTACTTGTAGGCAACGTGGTAGGCGTCCTTAGTGTACAGACCTGACTTGCCTAGCCTGTCCTCATACACCTTAGTGGCGTTATAGAGGAACATCCTAGATAGGTCGAGAGGGTCGCCTACGCGGTTCATGTACAGCTCGCAGGTGCTGAGCACGCCATTAGCGACACATGAGCCGATGCTGCCTTGTTGCTCTACCTCGAAGACGTGACCACGGAGGTCAGCCTTCGGCGGCAGATGCTCTGGTAGGAATGGTGACGAGTAGTATATGTCCCGTAGGTCTGGTTTACTCGGCAGCGTCCCCGCTACTTGATATTTCATTGGTTACCTCACGCAGTCTAAATAGTTGCCAGTGTGGCAGTGCGTCATTCGGTTCATCTCCATCTCTTTGCTGATCTGGATCGACCTCCTGTTCCACCACTCCTTGTCCGCGTCCTCCTGAGCCTTCCGTAGCTCTATTACCTCTTCCGTGAGGATGACACCTTCAGCGATCTCACGATCTGTCCGGTAGTCTCTGCTCGTACTACATGCGCTCATTAGCAGCAGGAGTATGGCGATGACCAAGCATGAATTGCTCCTGTAGTGTAAGAACTTCTTCATGTGTGTCTAGCCTCCTTCGGTTACCTTCTGAGTTTAAGTAGATGATCACCACCGACAACGACAGTGCGATCAATGCCAAGTCTCTAACGTGTATAGCTGCCTTAATCATCATTACGGGTTCTCCTTTAAGCCGATGCAGTACCCAATAGCAAAGCTGAGCACAGCTACAGTACAGATAAATAGTGTATTCATTACAGGTTATCCTCATCAATACAGAACCAGAGAAGCAGGAGCGATAGAACTCCAGCGATTGCGATAGTTGTTGTCATGTTATCCTCCAAATAGACTCATTAGGTGTTGCGCCATTGTGAACAGCACTAACGCGCCTGCGGCTGCACACGCTATGGCGACTAAGATAGTCCCCAACAGGATTAGAAAGCCCCAGAACGCACGACTGGTCAGTAGTATCAATAGCAGTATTGTCAGTAGTATGGTCATAGCTCACAAGCGCCTCCCGTGCAGGCAAGGTTCTGAGAGCCTTCTGTGGCGTCCTCGTACTCCTTGATGTCCCAGTTGATAGTCTTAGGCATCTGCTTAGTCATTGCTGTGTACTCCTCTCTGGTGATCTCCTCGTAGGGAGCCTGCACGTAGGTGTGATCAGAGTACGGCAGAAAACTAATGCCGCTGACTGTGTCGAAGTTGTTGTAGACCCACTGACCGATCTCAAGAAACTCACTGTCTTTATAATAGACTGTGATGCTCGGCTTGTGTTCGCACCAGTGTTCCTGTAGAAGGCTCCACACCCTCAGCTGCTCCATAGCCCCCATCTGAGACGTCGTCACAGCTCGCGCAGGCGCCTTTATAGGGAAGCTGAATACCCAAGTAGCGGTATTGAAGCGATCTTCCTCATACGGCATGCCAGCCTCTATAAGCGCTGTACTCATCGGATCGCGTTTGTCTGCACGCACCCGTCTGATGTAGTACTTAGCGAATCGCGGATGACAGCCTGAAGCGCTATTGACCAGCTGGCTGACAGTCCCACTAGGCTTAACGCAAGTGATCGCCGTCGACTGGTTGATCCCGAGCTTAGCTGCCCACTTCTTATTAGTGGCTACAGCGATCTCTCGAGCCTTCTTCAGCACCTCAGCGTCGCCGCTGATCTTAGTGTTGTCCATAACACCAGTGATGCTGACGCCCAGTAGAGCCTCCTCCTTCGTGTTGTCCGCCCAGCACTTACGCAGGTAGCGGAAGTCCGTCAGCGTTGCCTGAAGCGTCCCCAAGATCGTCGCCAGCTCAACCTTCTTGTAGAAGCGCTCTGCGTCGTCGTCAGCACGCAGTATCACCTCAGACAGGTTACAGAACTGGTTAGGTCTCAGGATGATCTCAGAGCAGGGGTTAGTACCGAAGTCGTAGTCTGGATCACGTCTGCCGTTACGGGCCGCGATAGCCTTAGCAGCAGGCCGTGAGAAGATACCACGCTCTCCTGACTTGCTCTCGTACAGATGTCTCCACTCCTCCAAGAAAGCCTCGAAGTCTGGCTTCTCAGTGTAACAGGCGCTGTTGTTCGCTAGCGCCCTGTGTGGATTCTCCAGATACCACTCTCCAGACTTAGCCCGCCGCATACGATCATCAGACAGGTTAGACAGGCTGATCAGAGCGCTGCGTCGCACGCCACCGACTACCACGATGTCCGCTACCTTGCAGCACAGATCGTGGCACTCGACTGTTGTGAGCTTGCGTCCTGCTGCGCTTCGGAACAGACCGACAGAGAACTGGAAGAGGTCTACCAGCGGCTCCGGCCCAGACGCACGTCCACCGAAAGTCTTCAGAGGCTCGCCAGCAGCACGTACTCTAGAGACGTCCCACTTAGGTACTTGCCCGCTGTAGAGCAGCGATATAAGCTCTCTGAATGCCTTAGCCCAGCCGATCTTGCTGTCGGCTACCTGAATCACCGTGTCAGTGTCGAACATCTCCTCAGCCACCTCAGGCAGCTTAGAGACGTACTGACGCTCTACACTGTAGCCGACGCCTGTACCACAGAGCAGGATGAACATAAGCTCGTCGAAGGCTCGTGGATGGTCTATCGGAAGGTAGGAGCAGTTGAAGCCGGCTACGTTGTCACGCTCGAGCGCCTCTCCCGCAGTCATCATAGCCCTCATTGACGGCATGACGTCTGTGTTCAGGATGGCAGCCTCGAGCGTCGCAGCTGTCTTGTCGTCGAGCTTCTCACGGAAGAACTCGATATAGCGCGCCACCGTCTCCGGCCACGTCTCACGACGCTGCTGTTCAGGTAGGTAGCGTGCGTAGCGGCTCTTGTGGATGTAAGACTCGTAATTACCTGTCAACATAGATGTCTACTCCTTTGTCGTGCAGCACCTGAAGATGCGCTAGCGCTCGCCATGCCACCTTAGCAGCAAGCAGCGTACCGTCTTCAGGGTCTCGAGCCTCAGGGTCTTCGGCAGCGTCGATCAGATGACGCAGCAGCGCGTCCTGATGGTCGTTACTGTTCTCCTTAGACCACTGTAGCGGCATGTCAGGATTGTGCTTGTCGTTGCAGACTCGACTCACCTGTGCCACTGACGCCAGAGCGGACGGGAAATACTTCAACAGACCGCTGAACACTGGTATGCCCTTGCGGGTAGCGCTGTCCTCTGGCATAACCGGCTTGGGAGCAGACTTGGCAGCCTTAGCAGCACCGGCGACAATCATGTTGCCGCCGTGCTTCTTAGTTGCTCTGGCGTTGGTCGCCACTGCGTCCCACTCTGCCGGTGTAACTACATCTAAATAACTCATTAATCGTCCTCGTCGTCTAGTTCTGATGACAGCTCTTCATATCTCTCTGCGATCTTGTCGTCAAACTTCTCAACCAGATCGTCAGCCTTAATATCGAGAGCCTCCATAATAGTAACCTCGTCCAGCATCGCCAGACGGGCCTTCAGTTCCTCAAGCGTTAGAGCCATACTTACCTCCTATCACTCCGCTAAATTGGCGCTTACCGTGAGAGACGTAGCCGTCCTCATGATGCTCTATCCTGTGACAATTCGCGCAGAGCATGACACACTTGTCCAACTCCTTGCGTATGTTCTCGTCAGACAGCATGAACAGCTTAGAAGGTGTCTTGTCCTTCTGTGAGGGGTCTGTGTGATGAAACTCGTACACGCAGTCAGGAAAGACTCCTCCGCAGTTGTTACAAGCTCCGCCGAACTCCTGCACAAACTTGGCCTTCTTGGCTCGTCTGGCGTTGGTGCGCTTGTTCTTGCGCTCCTCATACCAGTCGGGGTTTTCAGCTGCGCGTCGACGCTGCCAGTCTCGATGGTAGTTCTCAGGAAGAGCCATAACGCCTCCGTAGGTAATCCATGCTGACAGGTAGCTCATCGAAAGCGCCGTCGTTGACTTCGTTGAGCATCCAGATACCCCTCCAAGACTGATTAGTCTGTGCGTTGAGGTAGCCCTGATCCTCTTGGTAGAAGATACCGCCGAAGAGACCTGTCATTGCCTTGCCGTCACCACGGCGTGCGTATGCTATGTCTCTGTCTTGGACGTGTCCCATGACGCAGCTCATCATCTTCTTGGTTACCAGCGCTCTAGCTGAGCTGACCGGACGCCCCATGACTCCGCTGGTGAAGTAGTGACTGTAGCCTACGCCGTCGATAACCTTGACTTCCAAGAATGGCACGACTTCCCACTTGTGCTTCTTTAGGTTAAAGTCGTTGAAGCTCAGCAGACCGTCCAGCTCTGGAGCATCCTCGACAGCTCGCATGATTCGGTTCTCGTGATTGCCCAGCAGGAAGACTAGCTTAGGTCGCCATATCTTGTGCTTGTTAGTGCGCTGGCGATCCTGCTCAGCTCTGATTACCGCCATGAACCGATCCATAGCAGCGTTCCCGGCCTCGATGTCTTTGTTGTACCGCCGACCCTCGAATGACTTCTTGCC